TGCCTGTTAGCTACTTCTCCTTTATCGATTTCAGATAATACAACATTGAATTTAAACTTGAATATATCAAGAGAATCTGAATCACTATCTAAAAATAGGTATCCCAACACTTCCTCACAACGTGCAATTAAATCTGTATTAAAGCTTACCTTAACTACATTACCTTCTATATTTCCATTGGCTTGCCATGTTGAATTAGAATCCCTAAATTTAAATAGTACCTTAGCTGTGTATTGAGATAGATCAGTTTCATTTTTTACCACAAACTCAAATCCAGCATTGTTCTTATCATGTGAGTAGAATTGAATGTTTAAATCCTTAGTTCCACGTCTACTAGGAGTGTTAGTTAAATTTGTTCTTACTAATTTTTTCATCTTCTCTATCTCCTATTTTTTATTGGTAATTTTCTAAATCTATTGAATAAAGTTTCAATCTTACCGTTACCACCAATTTCTGCGTAGCTTTTATATAATCCACTTAATTCTGATAAATCTTCACTTGTCGTATATCCACGTTCTATAGCTTCACTAAATTCCTTGTGCAACCTATATGACATTATACTTTTATTTGAGTCACGATTATGCAGTCCTATTTTTGTTACTTCATCAACTTTATCTTGCGTGCTTTTTACTTCCTTACTTAAATTTTCAAATTGTTCTGCTATTTGTTTGTTGCTATTGTCAAACCATATCTTAATTAATGGAATAATAGCTACTGTGAATAATTGCAATATAAATTGCAAGATATAATTTTGCATATCAGACTACCTCTAAAAAAAAGAACATGCTATTCTGCATGCTCTTCTTTTCTTTCTAATTCAGTAGTTTCTTTTGGTGTTTCGCTTACTATTGGTGTTGGAGTGACTACCTCTTTTGGAGCTTCTTCCACTTTAGGTTGTTCACTTACTGGAGCGGGAGTAACAACAACTTCTTTTGGTGCTTCTGTTACAACTTCTTTAGTTGTTGCCACTTCTTCAACTGCCTTAAGTTCTGCTTCTTTTCGTTTAAACTCATCAACTGCAAGCTTAACCATTTCACGTAAGTTTCCAAAATTAGGTACTTGCTCTAAAGTTTCAACCTCTGTAATAACCATTCTCATGTGTGTTTGCACTAAGTAATCATTTTGTTTAAATTTTGCACGTTTAAAACTAAATTTCATCTTAATTAACCCCCTCGTTGTGTGATATAGTGTTGCTATTTTCTCCGTGATTGTCATGATTTTCTTCTCCTTCATCGTCTTGTGATAATTGTTCCATAATTGTTTGGACTACTTTTGTTAATGCTTCATCTAATTGTAATTTAGTGATGTATCGGTTGTTATCATCCTCTAATTGTTCTTTATTTTCAGTACGTTCAAAAGTGATTTCTTTATATTTAGTAGGTTCATTACCGGGAATCCACTCAACAACGCTTGTGTGGTCTTCAATTACTTCATATAGTTTATTTTCAAATTTGAATTTATCTCCTACAGAGTAATCAACATTTACCTCATAAGAATCAAATGCATTAATGATTGCATCTTTCTTAGCGTTGATTGTCTTAGGATCTAGCACGTTCAGTAGTAATGCCATAATCACTTTATCATTACCTTTATTAACTTTATTAGCAAACTTAGTTAATGCTTTCTCACGTTCAGCAGTATCTTGTTTATTACCTGTTAAAATACCTACTTGCTTATTCAGATTAGCATATTCAGCAACTAGTGCTGGAGTTGCTTCTCCTGTGTACATTTGAACGGCAATTTGTTTTCTAATTTCTTCTAAAATTTCCGCATCATTAGCAGTTGCGAATTTACCAGGTAATTCAACATTACCATTGAAATAAATTCCACCTGTATTCATATTAAAATATACGTTTACACTCTTATATCCACCAGCAGTTGGATTAGGTTGTTTAACTGAAATTTCTAAAGCCATATTATTGTACCTCCTCATGTTTTACATCTTCTACTTTAGTTTCTTTTAATTCTTTAAGCTCTTTCTCCTTAGCTTGTAACTCATTATTTAATTCATTGTAAGCTACTTTATAATGAGCTAATTGCATAGTTTTTTCACTCAATTCTTGAGCGATTAAATCGATTGGTTGTAATTGTTTATCCATTGATTAATTCCTCCAATTTGTTTTTTAATTCTTTATTTTGTTGTGATAGTTCTTGTACTGCTTTAATAAGGTAAGGTATAGTGTCATAATAGTTGATTCTTAAATAATCGTTGTAAGTTTGTTTATCGTCCATATCACGTACTACTAAATCTTTATCTACAGATTGAACTTGTTGAGCAATTGCTCCGATTTTTTCGAATTTATTATCTTTTTTCCAGTTGAACTCAACTATTTCAATTTTATTAAGTAAATCTACTGCCTTAACTTTCGTTGGTTTAACATTAGTTTTTAAACGTTTGTCAGATATTGCACTTTTTACTCTGTTGATTTGTGACCACCACATTACTTTTGTTGTGCTACTTCCTGCTCCTTGACCATATATATCTTGGTCATGAGTATAAATATGTCTACCGTGTACATCTAATCCTCGATTAAAAACAGCAGTTGCATTACAAACCATGGCACCATTACCATTTACATACCATGCATTCGGTCCGGCTTGATACCAATTGTTCCCCCATGCTGCCCAAATTTGAGCACCACGTGTTCCAATGTTGTGTCCTGGGTTTAATCCACAGTTAAAGTTATTCGAACCTGTAAGCCAAAACTCTCCAGGTTGATTAGGGTTCTTACCAATTCTGAATCCTCCAATATCCCCTGTATAGGCTGAAAGCCAGTCAGTATCTAGTTGAGTAGCTGATATTTTAACAGTACTTAAATTCTTAATGAAAGCGTCTTGTGCCCAAAGCTTACTAATGAAAGCTTTATGAGCAACAAACTCATCAATCATTGCATCATCTACAAGTAAGTTATTAACCTTAACTGCCTTAGCAGCAATAATTTCTGAAGTGATACTGCCTGCCTTGTGGTGTCCAGTTTCTAAAGTTTGAGTTTTAATTTGTCGACCCTCGATTGAACCATCGACTATTAGTTCTGCACTTTTCTTCTTAACAACAGTTAGTTTATTTATTGAATATTTCGTATAGTTACTCCACGTATTTTGCTGGAGCATAGGCTCTATGAACTCTATTTCTTTATTTCTATCTAGAATTTTAATAGTTGCTGTGCAATTCCTTACACCATAACCACTGGCTGGATATAATACAGTAGATAACCAATCATCAGTTCCATCTTTATATTTCACATGAACCATAGCGTTTAAATCTTTATATCCATTAGAACCACTAACTTGCCTTGCTTCTACAGAGAAATAATATTCATCTCCAGCTTTATTTGAATCAGAAATTTTATTTAAATACAAGTCACGTTGATTAAATGTAACTTCGTTTCTATATTCAATTTTAGCTAAATTTTCATTAGCAGGAGTTATTATCACTCTATCAGTAATAGCTTTAATACTTTCTGGACTTACTGACAACATACTAGAAAGGTTACGTCCATCAAAAACTTGATTTGAACCAAAGTTAATTCCATTAGCACCAATTCGAAGTTGTGAATGTTTAACAGTATCATTTAACCCACTACTAACAGTATTCAATGTTTCTGTAGCAGTTTGTTTCCACGTGTTTAGTTCGTTGACATTTTGTTCTACATCTTCTGGAGCTGGTGTCCAGTCTGTAGCAATATCACCTTTTTCTAGTTTGATATTGTCAATATAAAAGTTGGCAAGTTGTCCGTTAACTGCGTATATCATAACTCTACATTTTGTAATATTCGATGGTACAGTAAACACTTTTGAAATTCTTTTATATTTCTTAGCTGTAAATCCTTGAGTTGCTAAATCTATTTTTTGCCACTCTTGACCTATTATTGTATCTCCATCAATATAGTGTAATGCTACATCTAAAATTGAATAGTTATTTAGATACTCTTTACCTAAATCCATTGATAAGGTTAATTTGACTCCTTGTTCAGCAGTTAAATCAAATGGCACACTTGAAAAACCTTTGTATTCTGCGTTAGGTGTACCCCAAATGTGTAAACCTCTTCCGAAATGTTTTAATGCGTGACCTTTGTCGTATTGTAAACCACTATTAGTAAGTTTATCTTCCCAATTTTTAAAATCTTTAGCAAAGTTAGAGTTAGGTATATAGTTTCTCCCACCTACACTAGTTGGAATACTATTTCTAACATTACTGATTTCTCGACTAAAACTATTAGCTGTTTCTCTTACTTTATTTTCAACTACTGAATTAGTTGCATAACCTTTGTCATTAACCCACTTTTCGATATTTCTTCTTTCAGCAGTCAGTTGGTTAGCTGTGTTATTTTGCGCCCAAATTTGCAAGTTAGCAACTCTTACTCCGTCTTGATTTTTGTAGTTTTCCAACGCTGATAGTTGGTTGGTAATACCTCTAGCACTTTCATTGAACTTATTAGAAAACTCTGTGTTTTTAACATAACCTTTACTATCAATGATTTTATTGATTTCAGTTCTTTCACGGCTTAATTGATTAGCTGTATCTCTCTGAACCCACTGCTTCAATGTTTCAGTTCTACTACTATCTTGATTCTTGTATTCCTCAAGTGAAGTAATTTTACTTGTTAAGCCGTCTACACTTTTAGTAAATTCAGCCTTAACTGCGTTTAATCCATCTTCATTTTTTTTCTTAACAGCAGTAAATTCTCTAGTAATGCTAGTTTCAAGTTCTGTCACCTTGCTAGTAGCACCGTTAACTAGTACTCTAAGTTCTCTAACTGTTTCATTGTTAGAAATATCTTGAATGTTGTTAACTCTATCAGTTAGTGCTTGAATTTGCTTTGTTGCTTCAACTCTATTTTTGCTTATCTCTAAGTTTGTAGCTTGGAATTGCCTGTTGTAGTTTTCTACAGTTGTTGATACTTGATTTCTAATAGGTGCTAGTTTTTTCTCTAGATCTTCATCAATCTTAGCTGTTATTACTTCACTTGATGCCTTAGCTTTCTCAAATCCATCTTCAATCTTTTTATTAATTTCATCTGTATTTTTCTTAAATAGCTTATCATAGTTTTCACTACGTTCTTTGACTTTTCGTTCTATATCCATAGTGATTATATCTGTATAAGCATTAGCTTTAGCTATAGCACCGCTACTTGCATTTGATACTTCCGAACCTAATCGACCTTCTTTTTCACCTAGAATAAACTCTTTCCATTTTTTTAGCATTGGATCATAGTGAGTTTCAACTACTCTTATTCTTTCGTCTACACCATATTTTAAATATTTTAAAATTACAGTATCTCCACGATTGATATCCTCTGATAACTGTTCATAAGTAACTTTGATAGAGTTTTTTGGCTTGTCGATATTTTGCTTTGTGAAATATTCCATGGCCCACTCTTCTAATTCTTCAGCAGTTCTTAAATCATTGTTAGATACTGCTATTTCATTGATGAATGGATAATCATTAATCAACGGACTTTCTACAATTAGATTAATTGTAATTTCTTCATCTAATGCATCTAGTTCTTCTTTTTGTTGTGCTTTTAATGATTCAATTTCAGCTTTCTTTCTATCAGCTATCGCTTGACTTTCAGCTTTTCTTTGTTGAGATTTTCTCTCTCTTTCCTGATATTTAGCATTTACTTCTGATTCAATTTGAGAATATGATTTGATTACTTTACCACTACGCTTTACTTTCTTGTTATTCTTAGCAAGTTCTTTAGCGTATCTTTTAGCTATTTCATCTTTCATTTGTTGAGCTTTTTTAACAGTATTTCTACCTTGTGAATATTCTTTTTGAGATTCTCTCAAGGCTTTTAATTGTTGTCTGTGCTGTTCTCGTAAGTCTTTTTTATCGTACTTATCACCAACTTTAAAAGTTGAACTAGCATAAATTCTAGTAACAATTTCATCAGAATTACTAGTGTTAACAAATTCACTTATATTTTTAGCTGTAGTTAATACTTCTTCAGTATCTCTTCCTAAACGTTCTAACAAGCTAATTTGTTTATCATGCATATCAATATCTGCAGAGTAAGTATCAGCGATTCCACCTAGTAGTTCAAATGATGTTCTAAGTTTATTGTCAGTATCATCATTATGTGATACAAATGAATTAATAGCATTTATATCTGAATAATAAGAGAAATCTTTTTCACTAGATAAAAAGTTTGAATACCACTCATCAAGCACTGACATACAGTTTACACGAAGTCTTCCGAAGTTATTCACTAATCTTTTACTAAAATCATAGTTCTTTTGATAAGCAGTTACAGTAATACATTTATCATTTTCAGATATATCAATATCCTTAATTCTAAATAAGTTTGTTCTGTCATGCTCATCAGCTTTTACAATCATACCTTTTTCAATGAAAGAATATAGATTATTGTCTACTGTTGGATATTTGAATGTTAATTTATACATTGTATTCAACACCCAGTGAATGTCAGAATCATAGGCATTATTTAACACTATTCCGTTATAAGTAAAGTCTGTTTCAAATTCATCATATAACCATAACATTAAACGAACGCCCCCCATCTACATTCTATTTCCAACCTAGTAATTCCATTACCTAGAACAATCCCACTCACTCCTGGTTTAATCTCAAAGAACGCTCCTAACATTACGCTATTTAATAGATTTCCGTTCTTATCATATACATTTTGTTCACCTTGTTTGCATTCAATAACTAGCTTTTCAGATAGATGTTTTAATCTGACTACCTGATTACCTATGGTTAATGATGTGCCACTTGTTGAATTTCCATATAGAGTGATTTTAGGATACATTATTACATTGGTTTCATTGTTGATAACTCCATTACTTGTATATGTCTTAATATCAGATGCAATACTATATGAGAATGGATTACAAGTGAATACTACGTCTATTTCATATTCATCTACTTCACCCAGTCTAGCTCTTACTGCAGATACTGTTAACACCTCATAATATCTGCCAGGATTATCAGAGGCTATTAATTTACCACTACCTTCTAACCACACTAATAATTCATTGATTTGATTTAATTTTACATTGTGGATTAATAGCTTATATGATTTTTCTACAAGCTCATAAGCTGTAGAAGTTCTTACAATTCCTCCTGACATATCATCAGATGTAAATATTTTGTCTTTTCTTTTCCCTTTATTGATTCCATCATTTTCTGTTACAAAAATTTCAAAGGGAAAATCGGCGGTAGACTTCCCTTTGAAGATTAATTCATTATAATGTAACGACATTTCTACCACCTCTAAAACTCATATTTTTGTATTCTTTCATAGATCTCACTAGTTTTTGTTCAATCTCTTTTACTAATGTATCAATGTCTTCTTTGTTGTTTATATTATTACCTGTCACATTGATGGTAATATTAACATTAGGATTATTAGCTCCATATTGTTCTGCTAACGTTCCACTAATTCCTTTAATTTTCTCTCTTGTTGATAATGGTGTAATGTTTACACCACTTCTAGTAACTTGGAATAATTCTGGGCCAGCTTCTCCTACAATACCTTGATATCTTGGTGGTAAACTTTGAGTACTCCCAATCATTCCACCATTAGCAAACATATCAATATTTCCACCATGTGCAAATAAATCAATTTTCCCACCTGAAGCGAATAGTCCTAATTTTTGTAACATTGCTATAGGTCCACTTGCAACTACTGAAATCACTGATTGCCAAAATTGAGGAATACTCCTAATTGCCCCAGAAGCACTATTAGCTTTGTTCGTGATATTATCATTAGCTTCTAATTGTTTTGTAGGTGTAGGTGTTGCATTAAATCTATCTACTGAAGCTTTCGCTGTGTCAGTAAATGGTGTCGCATTACCTTGAGCCATAATACTTTTAGTACCTGGATTAGTTGCTGCAAATACATTTAAACTATTTGTTGCATCTTGTGTGAATGGACTAGCATTTCCGCTAGCTGATAAATTCTTATTAACAGGATTTGTTCCGTTAAATAAATCTAACTTCCCTTGTGCATCTGTAATTGGTTGACTTGCATTATCATTAACTTTTAGATTTTTTTCATTAACAGCTTGTGCGTTATAATCTAAAACCTTTTTAAATACATTATCTATACTTGTACTTCCCTCATCTCTTAACATAATAGATTTAGGCGGCAAACTAGCATTTTTAAATGTATCTATTTTCCCATTAATGTTATCTAATGGTAAGCTTGCTTTATCTACAATCTCAACATTTTTAGGATGTATTCCTTTCTTATCCAGCCATTCTAAATCTTCTTTAGTCATCTTAATAGTACGACCTTGACTTTCAGCAATAGTTATTGCTTTCATTATGTCTGGTAATGCAATAAGTCGTTCATAATCACTTTTAAAATTAAACACAAGATCATGACCTTCAAATTTAATTCCTATCGATTTAATATCAGAGTGACTAGTCCAGTTATTTAAAATACTGTTAACTTCCTGAATTTTAGATTCAATAGAACCTAAATTATTAATGTATTCTTCTTTAGTATCAGTAATCAATCCAATTTGTTTTAACGCTGCAATTTTAGCGGCTAAGGCTGTTTCTTCCATTCCTTTTTTCAGAAGGTCTTGAGCTTCTTTGCTTGAGGTTGCAGCCTCTACCGCACTCTTACCTAGTCTCTTATAGAGATTCTCTATTTCATTCATCTCTTGAGTTGTTAAACTTCTATGGTCTTTTGCAGCGTTAGATAGAATTTCTTTAATTCTTCCTTGTGCTTCTTTTGCTGAATTAATCTGAGTATCAAAGGTTTGTTTTACAACTTCTGCTTGTTTTTTATACTCTGCTTCCTCAATTATTCCCTGTGCTTTAAGAGCATTCAATCTATCCATTTCAGCTTGTCTACGCTTTTCAATACCTTCAACGGTAGATAACGTTAAATCGTTAATAGTTTTTATTTGAGCCATTGCATAATCTGCTGTAATAGTTTTATTCTCCAGATAGCTTGATTGAATACTTGATAATGAATTACCTAACATAATTCCATAGTTTCTGAACTTAGTTTCAATCTCGTTTACATCTTCATCACTTAAAGATAGATTCTCTTTTAGTTTCTTTCTGATTTCTCCATCAGATGAATACCAACTACCTTCTTTAAAGTTTTTATCAAGACTTTCCATGATTGAGGTGTTAGCTTTTTTAATCTTTTCAGTTTCCTCTACTATGGCTTTACTATTATTTTGAACATCACCTTTTAATCTATCGATTGCACTTCCAGATTGTGTTGCACCTTTAATCACTTGATCATACCACTCTTTGTATTTTCCGTTAGTTTGTTCAACGGATGCTTCATGATTTCTACTGTCTTTTGTCATTTCACGATATATTCCATATCCTAATCCGACAAAAGCAGCTCCAATTAATGCAGCTCCTGCAACATATGGATTAGTTAACATAGAAGCCATGCTTCCAGTAGTTGCAGCCTTAGTTCCTACTCCAGCAATTTCAGTACCTAATTTGGCAACATCAGCCACTGCTTTACCAGTTCTGATTTTACCTAACCATTGAATCAGAGTACCTATACTCTTAACTCCTGCACCTGCTCCAGTTGTTAATCTTCCTAGAACAGATAAGAATGGGCCCATACCTAACACGGCTAATTGGACAGTTGGTGGTAATTTGCTAAACCATAACATCATATCACCTAATGTTTTCACTACAGGTTTAGAATGTTGTAACACTTCTGCCAATCTTGGTAATAACTGTGCTCCCATTTCAATGGCCATTTTTTGAATTTCATTCTTAGCCATTTGAATTTTACTAGCACTTGTTTGGTATCTGATGCTTGCTTCTTTAGTTAAGGCTGTATTTTCTTTCCAACCTTTATTTGCAATTTCTAAGGCTTTACCTAATCCACTATCACCATCTAATGCTCCAGAAAGTCTCTTCATGGCATCAGCTTCACGAATACCTGTTACACCTAATGATGCTAGTACATCGTTAACATTACCTCCACTTTCTTTTACATTTTTAAGACCTTTAAGAACTAATCCAAGTGCCTCTACAGGTCTATTATTAAATGCATTAGCAAATTCACTAGCACTAACTCCAGCGGCTTTCGCAAACTTACCTAAGTTCTCTCCACCTGACATTACTGCGTTTTGCATTTTTGTCATAACCTGTGTCATTGCACTACCACCAGCTTCTGCCTCAATACCAACAGTACTCATTGCGGCTGCTAATCCTAATACATCAGCCTCTGACATATTAGTTTGTTTACCCATTCCAGAAAGTCGTTGTGACATTTCTACAATAGATTTTTCATTTGTTGCAAAGTTATTACCTAATTCTACTAATGTAGAACCTAGATTTCTAATACTACTTTGACTTGTTCCCATTACAGCCATGAATTGTGCTAAGCTTGCTGCACCTTCTTCACTACTTAAGTTAGTAGTAGCTCCTAAATCAGCAATGGTCTTTGTGAAGTCAACTATATTTTCAGTTTTAATACCTAACTGCCCAGCTACTTCACCTATTCTAGCTAATTCATTTGCACTAACAGGGATCTCTGTAGAAAGATTTAAGAAACTCTGTCTAATCTTATCTAATTGCTGTGGTGTTGCATCTACAGTCTTAACTACTCCAGCAAAATCACTTTCGAAATTGATTGCACTTCTAGCGGCCAATAACATTCCAGAAGATATCCCAGCAGTAGCTCTTGTTAAACCGTCACCAACTCCCGA